GGGAAAACCACACCTTACTGGTTCGAAGATCAGTCAGCTGCCAATGCTATTGGCAACTGGAAGATCTCCATCGACCTGGTTCGGCCTGTGGCTCCCGCCGCACAGCAGTCGTCCGAGGGACGCTCCAATCGTGTCAAGATCGGGTTGCATGAGCCTTTGCTGGAGACTGTGTCTAACAACACGGTCGCCGGCATCGCCCCTGCTCCCACGATCTCGTACACGCCCAGAGCGTTCGTCGAGTTCGTTCTGCCGGAGCGGTCCGCTCTTCTCGACCGCAAAAACATGCGGAAGATGCTCGCTCTCCTCCTGGCTGACGCGCAAGTGATCAGCACGGTGGAGACCCTCGCCTATCTGGCTTAACACCAGCGGCGAGGAACGAGTATGAAGAGTGCGCAGCGTTTCGGAAACGTCGAGCTTCTAGCGATGGAAGCTTTGCGAACTGCTCTCACGCCGAGTATTAGCTTCGATGACGTTGTTAGCTATGCTAACTTTGACATCGATCCTAATACGTACGGTTCGCGAGAGGCCTTTGTTAGGGATTATCAGTACATCTCCTTTCTTCGAAAGTGGAAAGGTTTCAAGGATGTGCGGATAAAACCAGACGAAGTTGCTTTCTCCTCTTGGTTGAAAGCCGAGAAGTCTTGCTTTCTGACGAACAGACGTTTAGAGATTGAAGCCTCTACGAGTATCTACTCGATAGCGCCTAGTATCATTTCTGATGCTCAGCGTAAAATTGCTTCAGTCCTCGGTCGTCTCGACTATGATCGCATAGCTGAACTGTGCCGGTTTGGTAAGGGCGCTACCTCCGACTTACGTCGGGGGGCTACCCACGCCAAGAAAAGCCTCAGACCGACCATAACCTTCGACGCGATCCCGATCGCTTGCCGCGTGCTTGCACGCGACGAGTATTTAGGGTCGCTCGTCGGTCCCCTTCGTGATTTAAAGATCACGGAGGCAAACCGTATGGTTATGGTGCCTAAGACTGTTAAGACGCACAGGCCTATAGCGGCTGAACCTACGCTGAATAGCTTTATTCAGCAAGGGTTCGGACGTTATATCCGTGGGCGCCTGACACATGTCGGCGTTGACCTGAGTGACCAGACGATCAACCAGGTCTACGCTAGAAGTGCTTATTCTCAGGGTTTCTCAACTCTGGATCTAAGCATGGCTAGCGATACGCTTTGCACCAACCTTGTCAAACTTCTTCTACCATGTGAATGGTTTGAAGCTCTAGACTCGGTGCGATCACACAAGACGCTCTATCAGGGCAAAAAGTATGTTCTTTCGAAGTTCTCAAGTATGGGCAATGCCTTCACTTTTGAACTCGAGAGTCTCATATTTTGGGCTCTGATTTCGTCCGCCTGTACGCAAGGTGTTTCCTCAGTTTACGGCGATGACTTTATTGTTTGTGACGGTGATTACTCGCCAACTATAGCAGTGCTAGAATGGGCGGGTTTTCATGTCAACAACGATAAGTCATTTACTGCTGGGTCTCGTTTTTTTGAGTCTTGCGGCAAGCATTACTTTGATAGTGAGGAGGTTACTCCCTGCTATCAGAAAGATGTCTGCCATCGGCCTCATGATTACGTTCGCCTGCATAATCGTCTTGTACGAGCTGGTAAGCGTCTCAATCTCCAATTGGAGCTTGGACGTGTCGCCAAAGTCGTCCTTGACGAGTGCCGTTCTCGATTTGGGCCGAGATGCCCTGGGATTGGAC